AGTTCGTCGTTTTCTGCCGTCTGCTTGCACGCGCTTCTACCCCCCCCCGCGCTCTACTGTTGGTCGAGGGAAAGGCAGTGGCATACTATCGCTTTAATCAATGACTAAGGGGCAAGCGATGACACCGCTGCAGATTGAGTGTCTTGTCCGGAATGAATTCAACGCGGTGAACAGCGCGTGCGCAAAAAAGCAAACGCTCCTCCTTGGCACTGCGGCTGCCTCGCATGAGTTTGACCTCTATGAGACCTGCAAGGTAATCGGGGGTATCAGCACCAGCCCCTGGTTCAACAGGCCCAGGAGCGACAAGCCCAGGAGCAACAATACCGCTGGCCAAGATCGTGCCGCAGCTGAGCTATTCTGGCTAAGCCTGTGGGCAGGTGACGAGAAGCGAGTTCATGTGCTCACTGACAAGGAGATGGCGCGCCGTCTCTTCAAGCGTTTCTCGGGGGCGTGCTTTCCCCATAGAATCGAGATCCAACATTTTGACATGAAGGCGAGGAAGTTCTGCGTCATAGGCGTGTTGTGACGAAAACATACCCACACCGGCGGGGGACCCTGCGGCGGAGCCCCAGCAGGGGGGTTGAGCGGTGGCCCCATAAACGCAAAAAGCGCCCCAACTCGGCCGGAGAGGCCGAATCGGGGCGCCGCGTGGTGCTACCAGCTCACTCGCACTTTTTGGCAGCGGCCTTGAGTTGGTTTTCATAATCGCGCCTCTGTTCGATCTCGGCCAGCACCGCCTTTGACCTGTCGAATGCTGACGCATCGGGCGCGAGTTGATCGACGGCCCAGGCCGGTTCTGGTACGGCCTCGACCTGGCAGGTGTCCCTGACAGGCACCGAAACCGGAGTGGCAACGAAGATCGGATCCGTCGGCTTCTGATTGACGGTAGTCGGCGCCGACGCGCACGCGGCGAGCGCGCATGCAAGGCAAAACGCAATGAGTGTTTTCATTTTGCCTGCCTCATCGTTGTGTAGTCCGTCACCATCTTGCCCCAGGTCTTGCACCAATCGACGCCGGCCGCCTGCGCGAGAATGGCGGCGCTGCGGCTCTTGAACACGAGGCTTTGCGTGGCGGCGTCGCCCTTGGCCTTTCGCGCCTCGGCAGCTTTTGTGTCGCGCTGCGCCACCAGCGCGGCGACCGCCTTGTTCTGGACGTCCACCTGCTCGGCAAAATGCGTGTTCGCTGCGGAGAGGCCGGTGTTCGCCTCCATGCAGGTTGCTTTATCCTGCCCCATCGTGGTGATGGTCTTAGCCTTCGCTGCGTTGTCGGCCGTTAGCGCGCTCATCTGCGTGTGGTAGTACGCCCACAGCCCCGCGAACGCGGCAGCCACGACCACCAGCGCGAATAGTTCGAGAATGATCCCCCGCTGCTTGTTCATTGGGTCGCCGCCCCGGCAGGAGGCGCTGCCGCGACCGCTGCTGCCACATCCGGCGAAGCGGCGACGGCCTCGACTGCTGCAGGCGTTGCCGCCACCTGCACGGCCGCGACAACTGCCGCGGCCGGTGTCGTCGGCTTCAGACCGAGCAGGCTCTTTATCGAGGCGAGTGCGGCGTGCAGCTCGCTCGCAAGCCGCTGCTCGAACCCGACGGCTTTTGCTTCCACGCTCGCGAACGCAACTTCGCACCCGGCGAACATAGAGCTCGCTCCCGCCAACAACGCGGCAACCTCGGCCTCGGTCTTGCCTGCTATCGAAACATTTTTAACGGCGATGTCCATGATTTTCTCCAAAAATTAAGTTTGACGCCCGGAACAGTTGACTCCGACTCCCCATTGGGCGAAGCGTGGGGAGTACTTGAAAATGATCCAACGCGGATATTGCCGGCTGTATTCGAAGTTTTTGGCGCCCTGCCCAGCGTTGATTTTCTCGGTCGCGCCGAACCACTCACCCGGGGTGCTCGAGCGCCGCTGCGCGCGCAAGACGTAGCCCAGGCCAGCGTTGTACGCCTTCAAGGCCGCGCCCCATCGGTCGCATGGCGTCAGCGCCGCAACGCGCCCCAGGTTGTACGCATCCAGGCGCGTCATGGCGCGGATCGCCCAAAGCGGGTTGTACGGCTGCGGCTTACCAAGCTCCGGGAAACGCTCGGCCGCCCAGGCTGCCGTCGGATCCATGAATTGCGCGAGGCCGCGTCCGTTGTCCCATGCGGTGATGCTCGGACGCCAAGCCGACTCCTGCTGGATCTGCCCGGCGAGGTAGTCGATCGGCGCCGCGAGCCCGAAAACGAAGTGCGCCTCGCGCGTCAGATCGGCGCGGTACTTGAGCGCGGCGGGCGGAACCTGGGCCAGCGCAGACGGTGAGAACGCCAGCAGCACCAGGGCCGCAAGTTTCACAGCCCCGTTGCGACGGCGATCATGGCCGCGGCCATCACTATCGCCCGCCGAATGTGGTAGATCGGGCTCGTGATCGCGTCCGGGCGCGTGTCGTAGAACACGGTGCGGTCAAGCCAATAGCCCATGAAGCTCGCGACGGTGAGGTTGCCGAGCTTCCAGCACAGGGTTTGCAGTTGCGGCTGGCCGCCGAACACATAGAGCGCCAGCACGTAGAAAACGATCGCAAGCGCCAGCCACTCGATCATGCGAAACCGGTCGCCCACCGCGGCGGCGATGACGGGCGGGATGGGCGTCATAGTCGGCCCATCAGCAGCAACACGATGAGGATGATGACGATGAGCCCGATGCCGCCGCTCGGATAGTACCCGTAGCCGTGTTGCCAGGGTCCGATGCCGGGCGCGCCGACGAACGCGGAAATGATCAGGATGATGACGATGAGCCACGCGAGATTCATGGTGGTGTTTCTCCTATTAAAACGATCGGCGCGTCCGGTGCAGCGGCGCGTACAGCTTGAATTGCGGCCACGCAATCCTCTTTTCGACGCAGCACTTTCAGGCACCGCGCGATGATCTTGCCGTCCGGGCCGCGTATCCACGAATGCCATTTGCCGAAGGCGCAGAAATACTCGAACTGTGTGCGGGCGCCCTCGATCCCCACGGCCTACGGTCTGGTGATGGTGGTGGTAGACGGCGACTGCGGCTGCGCTTGCGGCTGCACCTGCGCCGGGACATACACCACCTGGGGCTGCGGTTGCGATTGCCTGCCCATCCCGGCGAACACCGCGATGATGATTGCCACCACCAGGCCGGCTCCGCCAAGGAGAACACCCCAGGAGGTATTTATTCCCTCGCTCTTGCCGGTGTTCTGCGACTGCTGGCGCAGCAGGGATTTCATGTCGGCCATGAATTCGGCCATCATCGGGTCGGCCACGCGGCCCCTGCCGATGCCCTCGTAGGACGATTTTTCCAGCGCGGCGATGCGCTCGGTAATCCCGGCCACGGTTCCTGCTTGTTGCGCGGCCATGGTCGCCGCGACGTCCGCGGTTTGCTTGGCCATGGTCGCCGCCGTCGCCTGCAGGTCCGTGCGCAATTTTTCAGCGTTGGCTGCGGTGGTAGCCGCCAGCACACGGATCGCGTCCGCCGCCGAAGCTGCCGCGAGCGCGCCGTTTTGCACGTCCACCTGTCGAATGGCATCGAGGCGGCTCGACTCCATGCGATTTAACTCAACCGCGTGCTCCGCGCGCAGCGACTCGGTAAGACGGACGTGCATCAGCTCCGCCTCCAAGAAACGGTCCTGGGCCAATCGCAGGTCGTCCTGCCGCATTACCGCGGCCTCGACGAGTGCCAGTACGTTTTCAGTCGGGTCGATCACTGGCCCGCCGCTCGCGTCCACAGCCATGCCGTCACGACGTTTTGATGATGTCATATCTCGTCCTCAAAAAAGGTGCGCGGCGCCGCCGTTACGCGTTCGGCATTTCTTGCCACGGCGGTGCAAATGCGCCTGTGTAGCGCGCGACGCCCTTGGTGATACGCAGATCGTCGATGTAGCCGTTAAAATACGAGGAGCTTGGCTGCCCGTCCTGATACCCCACATAAAGCGGTTTTCCTCCGTCATACATCGGCGGTGCGGTGCCAGACCATTCCAGCCCACCATCCAAATATCCAAGGCACGTTGACCCGCTTTTCACCAGCGCGACGTGATGCCACGCGTTCAATGTGATCGTCGTCGTGCCGGTGAACCCGGTGCCGGGGGTCGAAGTGCCGGCCCCATTTCCTAGCCATGCGGTTAATTTGCCGGTCGGTGTAATCGAAACATCGTATTGCACATAAGACACACCGGCGACGCCATCCTTGCCGACCACTTCCATATTGCCCGACGTGAGGCTTGTGGGATAAATCCACCCTTCGATTGTGAAATCGACGCCGACCAAATCCAGCGCCGTGGAATGAGGCGTCGTGAGATAGGAGCCAACCCCATCGAAAGCGCCGCTCGCGCTGCCAAACTGTTTTTGCGCCGTGCTAATGCACGCAGCGCCATACGGCGTGAAAGTATTGGGCGATGCGCAAGAGTCGGTGAACGTCGTGGACGCATCGGCACCATTGAAATGCAACAGTGCCACCACATCGGCGAAATACGGATCGTTCAGCGACGGATAGCGAACAATCACGACGCCCGAGCCGCCCGAACCTCCGTTGCCGGTATGCGAAGCACCGCCGCCGCCGCCCGTGTTTGCGACGCCATTGGAACCAGCCGCGGTATATGGATTCGCGCCGTTGCCGCCGCCGCCAGCTCCACCCGCCCCCGCGGCTGCCCCTTGAAACGTCGCGGTACCACCGCCACCGCCCGCATACGTTGTCGCGGTGCCGGTGATGCTGCTCGACAACCCGGCCCCGCCCGCGCCGGAAGCCCACGCGACGGCTGACGCACCAACGGCACCAGCGCCGCCGCCGCCCGCCGAGGGGTAACCGACACCAGAGCCGCTAGTCGAACCGGAACCGGCGCCGCCCGCGTTGCCTTGGCCAGCCGTGCCCGCCGCACCTGCTGATCCGCTCGGGTTTGGCGAACCATAACCACCGCCACCACCTGACCCACCGACTGTTGGCGTCTGCAACGGGGAATAATTGTCGCCGCTGCCGCCGCCCAGGGCCGTCAGGGTGTCGAAAACTGAATTCCCGCCGTTGGTGTACGGCGCTCCGCCGGCCCCAACGGTCACGGCGTAACTGCCGACGCTTACAGAGTCCAGCCCGGTTAAAAATCCACCGCCGCCACCACCGCCGCCAGGCGCCCCGTTGCCGCCCGCACCGCCGCCACCGCCGACGACTAGGTATTCGACAAGGCCGCTGCCAGCGGTGACCTGGAACGTACCGCCTGCTGTGAACGTGTGAACGGTATATCCGTTGTCGGTGGTGACCGTTCCGCCCGTGGCCACAAGGGTCGGTTGAGGGGTGAGATAGCGAAGCACCACCACGCCAGATCCGCCGATGAACCCTGCGCCGCCAGAGCCGCCGCCGCCAAGTCCATTTGTGCCGTTGCTGCCCGAGCCGCCGCCGCCCGTTCCGGGCACGCCGTAAAGTTCAGGACTACCGGCCCCGGCAAGGCCACTACCAGCACCGCCGCCGGCATAGGTGACCGAAGCCCCTGAGATCGAGTTGGCGATTCCATTTCCGCCATTGCCCGGCGTCTGCGTGTAGCCAGGAGTGTTATTGCCAGACGCGTCCGTTCCGTTCCCGCCTGCGCCGCCGCCTCCGCCTCCAGCGACCCAACCGCCCGTTCCGATCCCGGTCACGGATTTGCCGCCGTTGCCGCCTTGGCTGCCCGTACCGCCGAGGCCAGCCACCCCTACGTCTACGCCTTCCGTGGCGCCGCCGCCGCCGCAACCGCCATTGGCGCCATTCGAGGGAGGCGAGGCATATTGACCACCGTGGCCGCCGCCGGAAGCGGTGACTGTGGCAAAACTGGAATCGCCGCCGTTTGTATTTATCGCGCCACCGGCGCCGACCGCGACCGTGTACGCGCCAGCGGAAACCGCAACGCGCGTCACATATTGGAAACCGCCGCCGCCGCCACCACCATCACGAAGCACGCCACCGCCGCCACCGCCGCCGCCAACCGCCAGCACGTCAACCGTGCCGGTCCCGGTAACCGTGAACGTGCCACCGGCGGTGAACGTGTGCACCGTGTAGGGGCCGGCCGTCGTGACGGTGCCCCCTGTCGCGCTCATCGTCGCCGGAGGCGTCAAATAGCGAACAATGACCACGCCACTTCCGCCAGAGCCGCCGACACCGGCCGTCCCTGAAACCCAACCACCGCCACCGCCGCCGCCCCCGGTATTCGCCGCACCATTTGACCCGTTTGCGCCAGGCGCTCCGCCCGCGCCACCACCGCCAGTTCCGCCCGGCCCGGTTTGACCGCCGCCGCCGCCGCCCGCATAGTAAGTCGATGTGCCGCTGATCGCGTATGCCATGCCGATACCGCCGGTGCCACCGACCGAGTTCGTGCCGTCGCCGCCTACACCGCCGGCACCACCGCCGGCACCGCCGCCCCATATCACGCCGCCGCCAGTATTGACGCCGCCGTGATTCCCGAATCCCGTGCCGCCGCCCGAATTGGCTTGCGTCGCGGCGCCATAGGTGCCGCCGACGGCGCTTGTTAGATTGGCCCCGCCGCCCGAACCACCCGCAGCGCCCGACCCGCCGCCGGATGAATAATAATTGCCGCCGCCACCACCACCGACGGCGGTGATGGTGTCGAAAGTTGAGTCCGCCCCATTCGCCCCCGGCGTGTTCGTGGCCCCGCTAGTCTGTCCAGCACCGCCAGCGCCGACCGTCACCGTGTACGCACCGGCACTCATTGCGCGCGCCGCTTGATATACAAGGCCACCGGCGGCGCCGCCACCGCCCCCGCCGTTTCCGAAACCACCACCGCCGCCGCCGGCCACGGCCAAAACTTCAACGTAGCCGCTTCCGCTTAATACCGTGAACGTGCCGCTGGTCGTGAACGTGTGAACGGTATAGGCGCCGTCGGTGGTGACGGTGCCGCCACCGGCCACAAGACTCAGAGGCGCCATGCCCCTGAACAGCGCGGCGATGAGCTGTTGCAAAATGCCCATATCAGGTCAGCCCGGTCCCCGAAATAATCCACTCTGTCGCCGCCACTTTCAAGGCCGTTGCGATCCCGTTGGCCGCGAGCGTTCTGCTTCCGGTCGTGCCCGGGCCCGCCAGTCTCATGGTGTCGGTATTTATCGCAATGGTTATGACGCCGCCGCCGTTCTGGTTCACGAACGAAATCGCCGTTCCAATGGGATACGCGACCGTCGCGTTCGCATCAATCGTGAAAGTGCGCGCGGTGGTATCCGCCGAAGGGTGCAAAAGATGCTTGCCTGAATCCGCCAGGACGGTGGTGTAATTCGCGCTCTGCGAATTTTGCGGAGCGTTCAGATAGCCGACGTTATTTGAGCCGGCTAGGGCGCTCAGCGGGACGGCGCTGTCCTTGATGATCGTGCCCGTCGTGCCGTCGTATAAGGCGATCGCGGAGTCCACCGCGCTCGACGGACCGGTGACATTCCCCGAACCGGCGCCCGAGGCGCCGGTTGGTCCCGTTGCCCCAGTCGCGCCGGTTGCACCGGTTGCGCCCGTCGGCCCTGTTGGGCCAGTCGGCCCCGCCGGCCCGGTCGGCCCCGCTGGACCCGCCAGGGTGTTGATGCCGAGGGTGGTGCGGTAATCGGTGTACGCGGTAACCACGCCAGCCAGGGTGACCACGGTATAGAGCGGCCAGCGAGGCGATGGCGGAGAGCCCACCGAGCCCACCGTGAACGCGCTGGTGTTGTGGTACAGGTTGCCCAGGTCGTCGCACTCGATGTAGCTGGTCGAGTTGTCGGGGAGCGTCAGCGTGCCGTCGGCGATGTTGGCGTAGGTCTGCGGAAAGATCCCGCCGTAGTAGCCCCAGGTGAGGCCCGCCGTGGTCGGCGCTTTGCGCGCGAACAGGGAGTTCGGCGCCACCGCGTCGAAATTCTCGTTGATCTGTACCTCGGGCGAGGCCGAGGCGTTGATGGTTTGGAGTCTTGACATTTCGGTGTCCTATGCGGCCTGCTGCAGGGGGTAGCCCCTGCCGACGGTGGCAGAGCGTTGGTAGACTCTGGCGTAAATGATGATGCCCGGCGTCAGGCCGTCCGCGGTTTGCTGCGCCGCGGTGTACGTTGCCGTCGTGGTCGACGCGGCGATGGTGCGCACCACCGTCGAATAGCTGCTGCTGCTGAAAATATCAATCTCGTAGGATTCGGTGTCCTCGCCAAGCGGCACATTGATGCCGAGAGGTCCGATCATGCGAACCGCCAGGCGCGTGCGCCGCTGCCACTCGAACACGATGTTGTTCGCAGCGTCGCGGCCCGCCTTGAAAAGAATCGGCGAAAACGGTTTCAAGCCAATCGCGGTGTCGGTGAAGCTGACCGCAGCCGCGCTGCTCAAAGGCTCACCGAGGGTGACCCCTTTGTAATATCGAGAGAGTCCGAGGTCGGTGTTGAGCATGGGCACCCGGCGCAGACCGGCGGCGCGCAACAGCACGCACCGTTCGCTTGCGACGTGGCCGGTCATGGCCCACTCCGTTCCACGGCCGCCGCGCAGCAGACCGCTCAAGACGTAGACCCCGGGCGCCGTGATGGTCGCCGTGCGAAACTGGATCATTTCGGAGCCGATCAGCATGGCGTTGACCGCGAGGTCATGCAGTACGTTGTCGCGCGTGTCGCTCGAGAGCGATCCCAGGCCGACATTGACCGTGACGGTGTTCATTTCGTCGAACATTCGCCCGCGCGTCCAATCCCCGAGCGTGGTGGTGCACACGCCGAACACCGCGTTTTCCAAGACTGTCGCTTTGCGCACGTAGGTCACATCATCGACGCTGTTGAAAACCGCCGAGCCCGGATACAGGGCTGAATCGCCCTTGGTCGCGACGTAAAATCCGGCGTCGTTGTCCGAGTCCTGCAGGATCGGAACGTCCATCAGCGCCATCAGCGTGCCCGCGACCGGCACGACCACCGTGCTAGAGGTGTAGTCGGCGCTGGTGATGCCCGTCTCGATAAGCGCCGATGCGTCGTCGAGCACCGCGTCGAAGGTGAGCAGCGGATAGGAGTCGGTCTTTTTGACCAGGCGCGCTCGGAACATCGCGCCGTCCTGGCCCGTGAGCGTCACCACGTCCGTCGGCTCGAGCCGGCAATAATCCCCGAGTACCTGGATGGTGCTGCTCAATACGCTCGTGGCCGTGTCGAGCAGGATGGTGTCGGCAATGGCCTTGGCCTCGCTCGCCGACATTCCGAGGGCCATCGAAAGCGCGTTGAGCGTACCCTGCGACGCGCTGACGAGGCGGTCGCTGTATTGCGTGTCGGGCTGGTAGTCGTTGTCGATGTTGATGTAGGTCAGCGCCACCTGAGCGGGAATCTCAAGCTCGTTCGCCTGCAACAACGCGAGCGGTTCTGGTGAGTCCGTTCCCTTGGTCGCGCCAAGATCGAGATACGAAATGGTGGCGACGGAAGCGCCGCCGCGCGGACGGAAATAAATCTTGTCGCTCACCGTCATTTCAAAAAAGTACGCGGACTCAAGCAGCTCGATGACGGAGCGCATATTGACGATCTGCGATACCGCCATGCACCGCACCGGGCGCGTGATCGACGCGAGCGCGCTTGCGTCGAAATGCGAAGGGTCAAGGCCGGCGCGCTCGCAAAGGCTGGTCACGACGGCTTGCACAGAGGGCGGCCCCTTGACCACTGTGGCGCCGCCTCGCATCCATGGCCCATATCCAGCCGGCGGGGTGTACGCGAAATGCGCCGGATCCGTTATCAGCACGCACCCCGAGCCGTATTTCCAATTCTGAACCATGCCCGCGGGGCCCCATGCGCCAGCAGGGATGCCGGTGTAGGCAATGCCTTGGTCAATGCCATTTATCCAGATGCCGAGCGTTCTCGCATCAAGGTCGAGCAGCAGACTCACCCTGCACCCTTGGAAATACGTGTAGGCAGACCAATACTCGGCCACGCCGTTGTGTTGCTTCCACCCGCCCCCGTAATAGCCGCCGCCCCACGTAGGGTAAAAGCCGTATGAATCGGCGGTCTTTCCGAGTATCCCGGTCCCCGCATAATCTGCGGGGTTCCAGTTTTCGTTGCATATCCCCATGCCGCCGGGGTTGTCCATCAGTTGAAATTCGCAATAGTATTTTCCTGACGATTTGAAAAGGTTGGGCGCTGCCGAGAACCACTCATAGGTGACCCACCCCTCTACGATGTATAGGGAGCAGTTCGCTTCTGCCCAAGCCGGGGTAGGGCCGTACCAGCCCGGATAGTAAAAATATCCCTGAGTGGGATCGAGCTTCGTAGGATCGAAGGTGGCAAACCCGCTGCCGTAGATGCTGCCATCGGCCACCACTTCGAACGTGAGGTTCGGAACCTGGCCGCTTTGCCCGAGCTGCAACCCCTCGATGAACACGTACCCGCGCCCGCGATACGCCGGCGCCGCGCCGATGCCGACAGCGGCCTCATAGGTTGGGTCTGGAAGCTGATCGTCGGCCCCGGTGTAGACGGTCAAGCGAGCCCATTGCGAGGTCGCAATGCTCGCCGCCAGGCTTCCATCCGTGGCAGCAGCGTCCGCCGTGTAAATCAGCGCGCCGTTCAGCCAGATGCGGGCCACCCCGATAATCGGGTTGTCCGCGAGGCCGATCAGCATGTCCATGTTGTAGGTAATGGTGGACGAGGAGGTGTCCACACCGCCCCCGCCACCTTTGCCGCCCGAGTGCGTCGTCGTCGTGGTGGTGACGGGCCTGCGGTCGGTGTTCCACCACACTTGCCCGGCGACCGTCGCCGCGCCTCGAATGTACGGGATGGCCTGACCGTAGGCCGTGCCGGTGACGGTCAAGTCCATCAGGGACTGCTGCGACCCCTGCACCTTCGTCGCGGGCGCCATGGAGCCGCCCAGGGCCGAGCCGAGCGACCAGCCGATTAGCGCGCCCTGCGGCCCGCCGATCCAAAACCCGAGCGCGGCACCCGCAGCAGATATGACGAGTTGGGCCATTAGGAAATCCCGCGCAAAGAAAAGGCGCAGGAAAAACGCATCACCCGGCTAAACATCAACCGCGTTTCGATTACGCGCGGCGGGCGCGCGACGGCTGCGGCGTGGATGATTGAGAGCGCGCCCGCGTAGGGGTAGTCACCCAGGAGGGCAAGATGCTGCGGATCCTCGTCCGTTATGAGCAGCACCACATCGCCCGGCACCATCTTGTCTCGCGGGATTGGGCTCATGTATTGGGCGCACCACGCCATCATGCTGCTGCCGTCCGGCAATGGCGAGTAGGCCACCGTGTCGAAATCGGGCGCGACCAGGTGAAGCGCGCGGGCAACGCACACCAGCACGCCGGCGCAATCCAGTCCGACCCCTGGGAGTCGCCCCATGTGCTGAAACGGGGTGTCGATGTAGGTGCGCGCCAAGCGCACGGCATCGGCTCGGGTGGCGCTCATGCGACCACCGCGATGCTCGGCGGCGCAGTCAGGTCATTCATGCCTTTGCGGTGCGGCTCGCCGACGAAGTTCACGACGTTGTTGAATTTTGCGTGGCAATCCTCGTCAACCCGCTTCATGCAACCGGCCACCGCGCGATAGGTGTCGCCCGGCAGGACGGGCAATATAAGCGGGATCGAGAGGGTGAACACTCCGTCAGCGAAGGATTTGATTTTGGCGGACAGGCCGCTGTTATTGCCGCTGATGAAAGTAATCTGTCCCTCGTTGAACCATTGCGCTGCCTCGGTTCTCGCGGTGTCGGTGAACACCTGCTCGTTGGTAACGCCCGTGATCGCGCCGGTGTAGGTGAACGCTGTGAGGTCCTTTTTGCAACGAACATCGCCGAGCCGGGCGCGGCAGGTTTTGCTGCTCGCGTCGCCAACCGACTGCTGCAAGTATTGGCGAAAGTCGCGCAACTCCGCGGTGACGGAATTGCGCAGCAGCGTGAATTCGCCCAACGTGCCCGAGAGCAGCGTGTCGATGCCGTCGCTGATGCTCGCCCAGTTGTAGCGGAAAATGGTAAAGGCGGCGTTGCGCCACCTGCCGCCGAGTACGTCCGCGGTGGTGAATACCGACCCATCGTGCAAGGTGGTGAGCTGCAAGTTTCCGACCGCCCCGTTGGCGGCGATTACGATGTCGCTCGCGGCGAGGCCCGGCTTGGACAGATAGGTCACCCCGCCCACCGGGTCGTCGATGTCGTGCGTCGTGAACGCGTACACCGCGCCGTCCGCGCGGGTGATTTTGAGAGCGGTTGCGAGGGTGGTGTTGCGCGTCGCAATGTGAACGGCCAGCGCGCTAGGCAGCGTCTTCATAGGCGCAGCTCGGTGATGGCGATGGAAGTCCAGTCGTACAGCTCGAAGCTGATCCATTGCGGCATCATCTGGTCGATGTCGAAGCGAACGGGAAAATCGAACTCACCCGTCCAGCTCGTTGGCGCGGGTCCGGTTCCTGTCACAATGCCGGTGGTGCTGTCCACCGAATAAGTGCCGCTACCGGCGAGGACCACGGTGCCGGCTACCGGCTTTGAGATTTTGCGAAAGGTCACCATGGCGGCAAAGGTGTAGTTTTTGTAAAGCTGCCAGTGGGTGCCGTCGATCGCAACAATCGCGCCCTGGCCAGCGAACACCTGGTAGTCATTGAAATTTTTGAACCGGAATCCGTTGTGCATCCCGGCGACGCCATGAAAGAAAGCCAGCAGGTCGTCCAGCTCGGCCTGGTTCTTGACCCCCTGGATCACGTTGCCCTGGTAGAGCGGCATCGACCAATTCTGGTTATTGACTTCGAACCCGCCAGCGTTGCGCGCGATGCTGGTGGAATAACCCGGGCCGAATTGAGAGCCGGCGCCGATGGACTCCGGGAAGCGCGGCGTTTCGATAAAGGCCATCAGTTGTTCCTCGCCATTGCGCGCTGCACGCCGAGGCCCGCCGCCGCTGCGATCTGCGCCTGGGAGCGCGTATCGGTCGCGCCGCTAATGGTGAACACGTTGGTCACGGTCACCGCGCCGCCCATCGAGCTGTTGGGAATGATGTTGCCCGAGGTGGAGGGCACGAACATTTCCGGCCCCTGCTCGCCCACCACATAGGGACTGCCCGCGGACACGGGCCCGCCGCCCGCTGCAAAGGCCAGCTCCGCAACCGGCGCCGCCACCTGGGTGCTCGGCCCGAGAATGTTGCCGAGCCAGGACATCGCGCCGCCGAGGTTGCTTGCCATCGGACCGGTGATTTGCTGGCGCACCTGGATGCGAATGATGTCCGCGATCAACGAGTCGGCGAACGTCTTGAAATTGAGCTTGCCGGTTTGGATGAACGTGACCAGCGCGTCCTCCATGTTCTTGAAGGCGTCGGTGAAGGCGGTTTTCGCCATCGCCGCGGCGTTCGTCGCCGAATCCAGGTAGTCGCCGATGGCGTTTTTTGCTCCGTACTCGAACGTCCTATTTACGGTAGAGGCCGAGGTCGCGATGTCGTCCAGCCCTTGCCTGAGCACCACCGCGCGCTGGATCTGGTCGGGGGTCATTGCCGACTTGTCGAGCTGGTTGAGCGCATCGAGCTCGATCTGCATCTGCGGAATGAAACTCTGGCGCAACGTCAGTATCCGCTGCCTGCTCTCGTATTCGCTGATGAGCCCCTGGTTCGCTTGGAGGGTGATCGCCTTTTCCTGATTGCCGAGGTCAGTCTGCGAGCGCCCGAACTTCGTTGTGATGTCGGTGAGCTGCGCGGTAATGAGGCCCGTCCTGATCAGGTCGTTGGCGATCGCCAGGCCAGCCGTGTCGGCGTTGGCCGTCATGCTTTTCAGCTTGTCGGTCCATTGCTTGTCCAGGCCGATCACATAGGCTTCGGTCGTCTTGCCTTGCAAGGTCAGCAGTTGCTGCTCATCGGAGTTACGTTCGAGCGTGTATTTGCGCCAGGCGTCGGTGTAATCCAAAACGGTCTTGGCTCCGATGCGTCCCTCGTCCTCTTGCGCTTTGTTCAGGGTGCCCTGCAGGGTGACGAGTTTCGCCATGGCCGCGTATCTGGCTGCGGGGTTCGCGGCCGAGTTGACTGCTTTTTGCTCCGCCGCCATCGAGGCTTCGATGCCGGCGATTTTCAGGTCGGCGTCCTTGCGTTCCAGCACTTCGCGCTGCGCGTAAAAATCCTGATAGCTGATCATGTTGTGCGCGAGCGCCTGGTCGAGCAAAAGCTGCTCGCTCGCGATGGCCTCGGCCAGCGTCTTGCTAAGCGCGTCCTGCTGCGCCTTGACCAAGCCGGCGAGAGCGGCGGAGTTCCTTCCCGCTTGCGCTCCGCCGGTCGCGTCGAAATTCAGTTGCGGCTTGACGATCGGCTGGCCGAACTGATCGACCGGGCCAGACCATGGTCCGGTCGCGTTCCCCTGCGCCGCCTTGCGCGCGGCGATCTGTTTTTGCATCGCCGTCTCGAACGAGTTGCCCTCCGCGTTCCAGAGCTTGTCGTACTTGTTGTTCGCGTCCGCAAGAATCGCGTTTCGGGAGGCGAGCGCAGCGGAAAATTCGGCGAGTGGGTTTTTGCCATTTACCACCGCGCCGAGCAGAGCGCCAGGGCTCGTCAGTGCAGCGGTTTTCGAGGCGACGGTGATGTCTGCCCAAACCACCTTGAAGCTGCTTGTGACAGCAGACACCAGGTTGGGGATGGTCTTGAGCACGTCGATTAGGCGCGCGAGCCCCATCAGCCCCTCGTCCGCCCAATCCTCGATTGAGTGGTCCGAGGCGAGCCCCTTCACCTGATTGCCAAGAGAGTCGGTTTCCTTGGCCCCGTCGATCAGCGCCTTGACGAACGACTCCATGCTCGGCAGCAGAGCCGTGACCACGGTGTTCCACAGGATCGTTTCCTGCTGGCCGAGCAAAGCCACTTGCAGCGCGTATTCCTTGGCGGCGGCGGCCTGGGCCGCAGTTGCCGACGCCTGGACAGGGCCGAGCTCCACCATCGCGTTCATGGCCGGTAGCTGCTCGGCGCCCGCCTTGCCCATCAACGCGACCGCGATGGCGGTCTTGCCGGCGCCGTCGGCATAGCCATACAGCTTCTGCGCGATCTCGCCGTAGAGCACCGCTGGTTCTTTGAGGTTGCCCGCCGCGTCCTTGGCCGAGAGTCCTAGTTTTAAGAGTGCCTGCGACGCGGGTGCCGCGATGTTCCCGGCAGCGGCTTCCGCCTTGCTCAATTTCACGAGCGCGCCGGTTACGCTGTCGAGATTCCCGCCGGATACGCCGGCGTAGAATTGCAACTGCGAAATCGCCTCGACGCTGGCGCCGGTTTTCTCTGAGGACAGCCGCAGCTTGTCCATGCCGTCGGCGACCGAGTTGATCTTGTCGAGCAGCATCGTCGCGGAAAAACCGACGCCAATCGCGCCGAGCATGGATTCGATGCTTTTCACGGTGTCGCCGACGATGCCCTTGGCCTTGCCCATGTCGGTCGTGAGCTGCGCCATATTGGCGAGCATCTGGATCTCAAGAGTGCCAGCAATCATTTTTTACCTCTTGCGGCCATTGCACGAATCGACTGAAGCATCCTGTCTGCGACCGAGGAAAGCTCGGCAGGGCTCGGAGTCCCGTTCCACGGAGCCGGGCAGCCCGGCTTTTCTGCGTCGCGCATTTCGACGATGTAGTCCATGGACAGTTGCCTTAAAATCCGCGTTTCCCACGGTTGCAGCCAGACGCCCGTGTTGCTCTGCCATGCGCGGATTTCCTCATGCGTGAGCGGGCCGAGGCCCATGCCGGCCACCATCGTCGGCCCGATGTCCCACAGGTAGGCCACGAGATAAGCGGCACCGTCCACGCGGGGCAGCTCGGGCACGTACCCCTCGTCCTTGCGGTCGGCGCGCATCTGTTCGAGGCGCGAACGGCGCGGCGCGGTCGAGCGGTCAGTCTTGTCACGTTCAGGCGAAGTGTTCAACCAGGCTCGTTGACGCACATGGAGGGCTAGTTCGTCGTAGAGCCCGACGTAAAATTTGCCGTTTCGTTCATGTAGGTCATGACCTGCGTGGCGATGAACGAGAGCCTGGTGTTGGAATAGACCTCATTGAAAAACGCCGCGCCGGTCGCCCCGGTGTCGCTTTCCGCGTTCTCGATTTCCTTGGTGCACGCCACCAGGAACTCGGTTTGATCCAGCGCCTTTTCTTCGGCGGTCTGATCGGCCTTGCCCTTGCGCTCGCGGTGTTTCAACCAGCGCGCGGCCTTGGCAGACATGGCGTTCGCGTACTGCTTGGATCCCGGGCCGTAGACGTGAACCCGAATCGGCTTCGATAGGTCGGGCTTGCCATCTGCGCCCACCGCGTACATGGGCTCGTCCGCGGCGTCGCGCAGGTGAACAATTCCGATCTCCTGCATTTCGTATTGTTTAAGGGTTGACATTGACGGTTCTCCAAAGTTGTGAAAGTAAAGCCCGGTCGTGGAGGGGCTATCTTGTTTTAGGCCGCCACGACCACCACGGGCTCGCGGTCTAGATCGAGCACGCAGGTCACGCGCTGAATGTTGTCCACGGTGCCATCGACGTGGACGAAACTCGTGACCAGCGCCGAAATGTAGTGAACCTCGCCGCTCGGGTAGGTCAGCTTGAAGGCGAGCGGATTGTTCGTTTCCACCGCCGCGCGCAGCAACGCCTGGCCTGCGTCGCTCGGCACGTTGCCGATCTTGAGCGACATAGTTCCGTAGTCCTTGGAGCCTGGACGCTTGACCACCACGGCGGTGTCCACCGGAATAAATTTGGTGACCGCCCGCGTCAAGCCGTGGTCGCCGTAATCCTCGACCTCGCCGATAGGCGTGTAGATCATGCTGCTCGCGGCGAAGCCCGCAGAGTCGAAGGTCGCGGGAAGAACAGCGGAAACAGCCAGCGTTGCGCCGGCCAGTGATTGAACGGTGGTTGGTGCAGTCATGGTGCTTCCTTTCAGGTGACGTAAAAAAACCCGCCGGCAACATTTGCGAGGCGGGCGGGTTGGAGAAACAGGCGGGGCCTGTTCCAGCAATTCGCTAAGTTAACTCGATGAATTTGACGATGAAGTCGCGGCTCTGCACGAAAATCAGGAGGTCGTCGTCGCGCAGGTCCGGTCCGGCGATCTCCGGCAGGATGCTATCTACCGCGATCCCGTTGACGGTGCCGTGGGTGTTGGGGCAGGCTTTACGCACGAGCTCAAGGATGGACTTCTGATCGGCGTAACTTTTGGCCTCGACCGTCACCTGCACGCGCTCAGTCGCCATGACCTGCGCCGCATCCATGGCCACGGTGTTGCGCTCGACCGTGCTGATATGGCTGATCCCGATGGCGGGCAGCACCGTGTCGATCGGGATGACGCCGGCCATGATCTTGCTCGCCGGCACGACCGCAAGCACCGCGACGTTGTTCGCGAGAAGAGATCGGATCGCTATGACGCCGCTCATGCTGGAGAGTCCATTATTCGTCCTCACCCGCAATGAGTATCTCCGCGGTGTCGAGCCCTTCCTTTTTGGCGAGACGCGTTTTCATGTACTCGGCCGAGGCGATCACCGCCGCCTGCCCCTGGCTGTCCAGGGCTGGGCGCAGGAACGGGTGCGCTTTCATCCCAGGGTGGTGCACAGACTGAAAGAGCAGCCCGCCGATCGAGAGCGCGGCCTTGCCTTTGGCCGAAATGGTGTGCGGCACCGCGCCGGTAAATTCGATGATGTGCGCGTACCAGACATCGGCGCCGGTTTTTGTCTTACCACCGACGACCACCCGCGCCATGACATAGGGCCGGCTGATTTTCGTTCCGAGATGGATGCTGTCGCGCAGCGCGCCGGCGTACTCCCCATACTTCTCGGCACCGCTAGAGCTTGGCGGGCCGACGGGCACATTCGCCTTCGCCTCCACCATGATGAGCTTGGCGCCGGCGCGCAGTGCGCCGCGCATCACATTCAATTCCAGCTTGGGCGGCAGGGTGTCGAGGAGCGCCTGCAACTGCGCAAGGCCAGTTACTTTAATCGCCCGGTCGGCCATGTCAGCTCGAGTAGCGTTCGCACATCATTTCGAGCATCCTGCGCCTGCCTCGGATCTCGGCGGGGCCGCCGATGATCTGATAGACGACATCGGTGTCGCCGTGCACGGTAATGCGCATCGACGAGTCAATGTCGCTGCGCCAGCGGATCCTGACACGGGTCTGGTTTCGCGCTACGGCGAGCCCCTGCATCACCGACTCAGAGCGACTTGGCAGCGCGTCCTGCACTTCGGCCCAAAACCGCTCAGCCACCGGCGGGCTTCCGGGCAGCACGGCCAGAGGCACCCAGGTGATAACTTGGGTGCCGTATTGGGTGTCCTGGGTCGCCTGTTTATGTTCAATGGTAATAAGACGGGTCAGGGTTCCAGCGGAAACCCTTACGGCCCCGGCGGACATAATCATGGCGCGATCCAGTAGCATTGCATCGTGTCGGCGCAATCGACGACGTGAAGGCCAGCCGCCTCGATGGCCTTCGCCACGCCTGGGCAGTTTTTCCAGTGATAGTCGTCGAACACGGCGATGCCGCCCGAGGTCATGCGCGCGCACAGCCAGACGATCGCGTCGGCGGTACTCTTTTCCAGATCCATGTCAACGTGCGCGAAGCTGATGTGCTTATCAAACGCCTCTGCGGATCGCGGAAACAGGCCGGCGATCAGCGTGACGTTCGCTGGCATCGCGGCCTTGACTGCATCGAGCGATGTGTTGCCGAACTCGCCGGGCTTGTGGAAGTCGATCT